AATTAGTTCTGGCTTGCAAGCTGGCTTGTAGAGTTTCATCCGATTCAACGGATAGTGAATTCAATGATCTCATCAATGCCGGATTCGGAGACTTGGAGATCTCCGGTATTGCTGACACTCAGGGTAATCCTTACACTGCAGAGACTGCAGATCAGCTTGTGATCATTGCCATAAAAACTTATGTCAAGCTGCATTATGGCGATCTTCTGAGTATGGATGAATATGACAAGCTCAATGCTTCTTACTGGGAGCAGAAGGCACAGCTCAAGATGAGAACATATTCAGATTCGAGGTATCAAGATCAGGAGGAGTCGTGATGTTTAAGATTATCGATTTCTCACTTCTCACTGAGACTAAAACAAAAGATGCGACAGGTCAGACCAGTTCTGTAGATGTTCCGGTCAGCAGGATCGGAAAACAGAAATCTATCTATCAGAACGAGTTCTACAAGGCTGACCAGGCTGGAATCAGGCCACAGGGTGTGATCGAGATGAGTTCTTTTGATTACGATGGTCAGGCTTTCCTGATGATCGGAACACAGAAGTACACGATCTACAGAACATACATGGTCGGTACAGATCGCATAGAGCTCTACTATGGCGAAAGGGTTGGAAATGGATAGCCTTTTAGTCGAGATGAACAGAATTCTCGGAATGTACACGAACAATGTGAATATGGCAGTTCAGTCTACCATTGACACAACTGCTCGTGATGCAGCCAACAAGCTCAAAGCAACATCTCCGAAGTCAAGCGGAGAGTATGCGAGGAACTGGGCTGTAAAAAAGAAGAATGGTTATGCTGTGGTCTACAACAAAGCTCCGACATACAGACTGACACATCTCTTGGAGAATGGTCACGATGTAGTCAGGAATGGCGAGAAGGTAGGCCATGCTCCTGCTCATCCACACATAAAGCCAGTAGAGGAATGGGTACAGGAAGAACTTCCGGCAAGATTGGAGGATGCTTTAGGAAATGTCACTTAAAACTTTAGTCAAACTTCTTGAAGATGCCAAGTTCGATGTTCATTATGGAGAAGCTCCTGATGGAACAAAATGCCCTTATGTAGTTCTCACTGATCATGAACAGCCAAACTTCGCAGCAGACAATAAGACATACACGGAAACTACTTCACTCAGAATCAGATTGGTCGAGAGTGGAGTTCACAACTGGACTCTCATAGGGACTCTGAAGAGTGTACTCGATGGAGCTTCACTGCCATACGGCATCACTTATGTCGAGGAGACTTCAGAGAAAGTATGCGAGACATACTTCGATATTAGATTTTTAGGAGGAATAGACAATGCCTAATGACGCAAAAGTATTCTATGGCCTTGCCAATGTTCACTACGCTCTTCTCACAGAGACAGTAGATCCGGACACTGGTGCGATTACATCTTCTTACGGCTCACCGAAGGCTTGGCCCGGTGCCGTAAACATCACACTCGATCCTTCTGGTAATCCTGTAATCTTCTCTGCTGATAACACAGCATATTACACGATTGCCAACAATCAGGGCTACGAGGGTGACTTCGAGTGCGCTATGATCCCTGACGATATCCGCATCGACACTCTTGGCAACAAGAAGGATGATAACGGAATGATCGTAGAGACAGACAAGGATGAAGTTTCTTACTTCGCTCTTATGTTCGAGTTCAACACAGATAAGAATCCGAACAGATATGTGTTCTACAAGGTATCACTCGCACAGAGACCGACAGTCGCTTCTGAGACTGTTGATGTCACATCCGATCTCTCTGTTAAGACAGAAAAGGTTAAGTTTAAGGCTATGCCTCAGACTTCCGAGACAGAGATCGATGGTATTAAGTGCCATCTTGTAAAGGCTTTCACTGGAAAGAATGTAGACGCTTCCGCTTATGATGATTTCTATAGTGCAGTTTACACTCCTTCATTCAATGGAGAGTCATCCTGATAGGATAAGGACATAGGGGAGAGGTCGTATGATCTCTCCCTTTTTTACAAAGGGAGAAAGCAATATGTTCGACACTAATAAAATTGAAATCAATGCAGCATTTTATGAGCTCTATGAAGACATCTTCGGAGATGACTTCTTTGTGATCCTGTCTTCCATGAAGCCTAACGGAAGAATCACCAGCTTGAGAGCTCATAAAGTTGAAGAACTTTCAGAAGATGAGCAGGCAGAAGTAATGAGATTCAATGTTTCGCTCGGAGCAAAGATGAAGAAGATCACTCCGAGAATCGCCTACATAGGCTCACTTCTTCACGATAAAAAGTATCACGGCAGTTATGAAGACTACATGGCTTTCCTGGCTAACTGTGATGCTACAGATTTTCTTAATCCTCAGATAACAAAGGAAGTATGGGAAAAGATCAATCTTGATCAGTCAGTTCCGAAGTCAGTAAAAAACGCATAAAGGGCGGGCAAACTACTCGCCCTATGACTACTTCGCTCTTTCAGTTAAGAGCTTTAGAGCTTGGGATCCGTAAACAAGATCTCAGGCTCTATTCATGTGGACAGATATTCGGAATCCTGACAGAGAAGACAAATGATAAGTACGAGTGGCCGAGAATAGCCACTCAAAGTGATATCGAAGCTCTTTTCCCGATGTAAAGGGAGAAATACAAAATGGCTGGTACGATCAAAGGCATTACAATTCAAATCGAAGGTAAGACTTCCGGACTGACAAAGGCATTACAGGATGTCGAAAGTCAGATCAAGAAGGATGATGCTGCCTTAAAGAATCTCGATAAGGCTCTCCAGTTAGATCCTACGAATGTAGATCTCTTGGCTGCTCGTGAGGCTGTTCTTGCCGATAAGACAGACGCTGTAGCACAGAAGATGGAGATCTTACAGCAGGTGCAGGCTGATGCTCTTACAGAGCTTCCTGATGATGCACAACTCTCAGCATCACAGATGGCCGAGCTCTCTGCAGAGATCGCTTCAACAGAGGCACAGTTGAATGATCTCTCAGGAGCTGCCGATGGTGCATCAGGTGATGTGGCAGAGGTAGGCGAATCAGCAGAGGACACAGGCGATTCAGTAGAGGAATCCTCCGAGTCATTCAATGACTTTGGTGAGGCTGCCGAGACTGCAGGCGAGGTCGCTGCTGCCGCTATGGATGCGGTAGTAGTCGCTGTTGAAGCTGTCGTAGCTGCGGCGGCTGCTGCCGGTGCTGCTATTGGTGCTGCTTTCGTTGAAGCCACATCAGCTCTGGTCAATGCTACGATGAATACTTCACAGCTTGCCGATGAGCTTCTTACACTGTCTTCTACTACTGGTCTTTCCACAGATACATTACAGGAATTGAATTATGCCTCCGAGCTTTTAGATGTTGATACGGCCACAGTCACAGGCTCGATCACTAAGCTGACTAAGGCTATGGGCTCGGCTGCTGATGGATCCGAATCTGCTATCTCGAAGTTTAACGATCTCGGAATCGCCTTCCAGGATGAAGAGGGAAATCTCAGATCCTCCGAAGATGTGTTCTGGGAAGCCATAGATGCTTTAAGTGGAATTGAAAATCAGGCCGAGCGTGATGCTGCAAGCATGGAATTGTTTGGTCGTTCAGCCAAAGAGTTGAATCCTCTCATCGATGCCGGAAGCGAAGCCTTCAGAGCTTACGCTGAGGAGGCCAATAGCGTAGGTTATGTTATGTCAGAATCTACGCTCGATTCCTTTGGTGCTCTCGATGACAATATGCAGAGGCTCACCAATACGACTCAGGCGATCAGCAATTCCTTTGGTCAGGTCTTACTTCCTATCCTCACAGAGTTGAGTGGTGATGCTGTAACACTGCTTGGAAGCTTCTCTGCTGAAATAGCAGGAGCAGGTGGAGATATCGAGCAGATAAGCTCTATCATTGAGCAGTATGCTCCACAGGTTGTTTCACTCGTAGAGCAGTATATCCCGAAAATTCTCACCATCGTGGAGTCTGTCTTCAATGCCTTACTTCCTTTGGTGGTCTCGCTTGCGCCTCAGCTCATCTCGCTCGCAGGATCTCTGATCGAGCAGCTTGCTTTGGCAATTTCCGAGAACAGCGATTCATTCCTGGCAGCCTTCCAGTCTCTCTTCGAGTCTGTGGTCGATTCAGCGATTACGCTGCTCCCGGTGCTCATACCTTTGGCTATTGATCTCATATTGACTCTCTGCGATGCGATAGTCACATATGCGCCACTCCTCATAAATGGCGCATTGGAGATAATCCAAACGCTGACCACTCAGCTTTTGAGCGAAGAGAACATCTTAAAATTCATCAATGCAGCGACACAGATAATCATGGCTCTGCTCAATGGCTTGACTACGGCCCTTCCGATTTTAATCCCGGCTGCGCTCAATGCCATTTTGACCATTGTCGACTCGCTCCTGAGCAGTGGCTCACTCAGTCAGATCCTGAGTGCAGCTCTCACGCTGATCACTACTTTGTCGAGTGCTTTGATAGATTATCTTCCTGTTTTGATTGGTCGTTTGCCAGAGATCATCTTAGGCATTGTCGAGTTCCTGACAGGTGACGGACTTCCTCAGATCATTGAGGCAGGCTTCACGCTCATCACTGGCATTATCGCAAATCTTCCTCAGATAATCGTAGCCATTGTGGGCGGTCTTGTAGAGCTCATTGCCGGCATGATC